GTTAAGACGCCGCCCTCTCACGGCGGAAACACGGGTTCGATTCCCGTACGGACTGTTTTAAAAGTCGCATAAACACTGTGTTTGCGGCGTCTTAAAAAACTTTGGTACTCAAAATGGTACTCAAAAACTGAACACAAAAGAAAGGAGTCTGCACAAGTGCTTTAGATTCTTTTCTGAAAATGGTAGACTTGGAACGCTGTGGGCGTTCTTTTTTTATGCGGTTTTTCTGCTTATTTTTTGCGGAAGAACTGTATTTTTTTATGCAAAAATATAAGCATAGGAGGGATGCGGAATGTTATTTACGGATGAAATTCTTGAAAAAATCTTAACAAGAGAAGATGTGTCAAAGGTTCCGCTTGTGTATCAGTCAGCAATGATTCACGCAATCAAGGAAGTATTGGAGGAAGAGAATGTATCAGATGCAAAATCAGAATATGGCATTTAACCCAAACCCAAGCTATGCCGCTTATCAGTATAACCCAATGCAGAGGTTTCAACAGCCAGAGCCACAGATTCCGCAGATGCAACCGCAGTTTCTTGGAATCCAAGGAAAAGTAGTACAGTCGGAATCAGCAATCATGGCGAATGATGTACCTATGGATGGAAGTGTTGCGTTTTTCCCAATGCAGGACATGAGCGCAATCGTAGCAAAACAATGGGATGCCAATGGAACAATCAGAAAGACCGTTTACAAGCCTTTTAATGAGCAGATGGCAGATTCTTCGATTGATGATAAAAGAATTGAAATAGGGCTGTCTGACGATGCGACAAGGGCTATTACTGACAAGTTGGATTGTTTGTTTGGAAAGATGGAAGAGCTGGAAGATAAGTTATCTTCGCAAACGCAAAGAAAATCTTCGCGAACACAAAAGGAGAGTGAGTCTTAATGAATCCTATGCAGATGTTACAGGGAATGAAAAACCCACAGCAGTTTTTGCAACAAATGATGGGGAATAAAAGCGTAATGAGCAACCCCATGGCTCGCAATGCTATGCAGATGGCACAAAAGGGAGATTCCAAGGGCATCGAACAGATGGCTAGGAATTTGTGCAAAGAAAAGGGAATTGACGCAGATAAGGCTTTTGAGTCGTTTAAAAGCCAATTAGGAATGTGATACTAATTCTTGCAAGATTATGTATATAAAAATGAATTATGGAGGTAAATTCTATGTTTAACACAGGTAATTGTGCATCCGTTCCGCTTGTCGCTAACATTGACGGAAACGGAAATAACAACGGGTGGGGCGCAGAAGGCTCATGGTTATGGTTCATTATCGTTATCTTCGCTATCTTCGGATGGGGTGGATTCGGTAACGGATTCGGAGGAAACGGAATGAATGGTGGTGTCGGAAGCGAAATCCAACGCGGATTTGATAATCAGGCGGTTGTGTCAAAACTTGACGGCATTACAAACGGACTTTGTGACGGATTCTATGCAGTGCAAACCGGCATGAATGGCATCAACACAAACATTTTGCAGACCGGATTCGGCATTCAGCAGGCTATCAATGCCGATACGGTCGCTAGTATGCAGAATACAAACGCATTACAGTCACAGCTTGCTAACTGTTGCTGTGAAACAAGAGAAGCTATCCAAGGCGTAAACTACAACATGGCACAGAACACTTGCGCGTTGCAGAACACCATGAACAGCAACACGAGAGACATTATCGACAGTCAGAATGCAGGAACGCGCGCTATTCTTGATTATCTCTGCAATGAGAAAATTTCTAGCTTACAGGCAGAAAATAACGACCTTCGCAGAGCAGCTTCACAGGATCGTCAGAGTGCACTACTTACAACTCAGATGGCAGCTCAGACACAGCAGATTATCAATGCTGTAAATCCGTCTGCTATCCCAGCATATGTCGTTCCTAATCCTAATGCTTATGCATACGGATGCGGATGCAACGCAGGATGTGGCTGCTAAAACTAAATAATTGAGTATCTTAATTGAGTTTAACTCGATCATGTCTGCTATGCAGTATTACTTATAACCAAAGGGCAGACTATAATGTTTGCCCTTATTTTATGGAAAGAGGTAAAAATAATGGAAGTAACAGGAATTGCATTACAAACCGTTGCCGCTGGAGAAGATGTGGTATTTACAGAAACAGCGGTAAATGGAACAAAATGTATCGTACACAGACAGGGAAGTGGAATTATCAAGCTAAGAGGTATCACCAATCAGTGTAAGGCTAGATTTTTAGTATCGTATTCCGGCAACATTCAGATTCCGACAGGCGGCACAGTTGGAGAGATTTCGCTTGCCATTGCAGTAGACGGAGAGCCTTTACAGTCAACAAAGATGATCGTGACCCCTGCGGCAGTTGAGAATTTCTTTAATGTATCAGCACAAGCATATGTTGATGTGCCATGCGGTTGTTGCAGTACCGTAGCCGTGCAGAATACGTCCACACAGGCTATCGAGGTTCAGAACAGTAATTTGATTGCAGTAAGGGAGGCTTGATATTATGCATAAGTTTGCGAAACAGATTATGGATTGCGTGAAAGCCCACGTTGACGGCATTGGAATTGAGAATTTTGAGGGACAAAACCTTGATGATCTCAAGGATTGGACGGAGATTGCAAAGAACATCGTATGCTTTGACAAGGACTATAACATTGTTGAAGCGATGAAAAAGTCTGAAGATGAAGAAATCATGCGCATGGTGGAAGAATTTGGAGATTATCCGGAAAGAAGATATTACAATGAGTACCGGTACTCAAATGGGAGATTCGCACCGAAAGGACGTGGAACACGCAGAGGATATGTAGAACCTCCATATTATCATCAGATGCCGGAAGATTACCACGAATGGGAGAGAATGCCGGAATACGACCGAATGAGAGACCTTGACAGAATGAGTATGGGAAAGATGTATTATTCAGAGCCTATGAGCGGAAATAACGGCATGAGTACCGGTACTCACGATGCAAGAGAGGGCAGAGCCGGTATGAGTCGGAGAAGCTACATGGAGACAAAGGAAATGCATAACGGAAATTCACCGGAAGATAAGGACGCAAAGATGAAAGAACTTGAAAAGTACATGAAATCTCTTTCGGAAGATGTGACCGAACTGTTTTCCGGTATGTCCCCGGAAGAGAAACAGTTGACCAAGACAAAACTGACTACGCTTGTAACAAAAATGTAATAGAGAGGGCATTTTGCCCTCTTTGTTTGTGAGGTGGTAAATTGTTCACGATAAACAATGAAATGTGGAATTTGGTAAAAGTATCGCGTTACAGCGATATGCTACAGAGAAGTGACGGAAGCAGAACGGTAGGCATGACCGACAGGGACACGAAAACGATATATCTTGCGGATGATCTACGCGGAAGGTTCCTTGACCGTGTGTTATGTCACGAATTATGTCATGCGTTCTGTCTTTCGTACAATGTATACATGGATATTGATACAGAGGAAATTGTAGCAGACTTCTTGGCTACATACGGAAGAGAAGTATTTGAAATAGCAGACAGACTATTGATTGAACTTATGGAGGTTGCATAATGGATAAAATTTCAGAACTCTTACAGTACGTGCACCGGACGAATCCGGAAATGACTAGGGAAAAGCTGATAGAAGAGCTGAGTAAAAGTGACTATGCGGCTCGGTCTTTGATTTTTACGAAAGAAAATTTTTCCCGCGCCCCCAAAAATATTTCGTAATTTTTTTGTACCCCCCCCCCTGGGGTAGCGTTTTAGGGTCGAGATTCCATTTTCACGGATTCTCAAAAACGTGTAACAAACGTGCAATTATCTGCAACATTCCGCAAATAACACAAATACACTATATGCTATGCCATATATAGATAATTCATTGATGATATTTGATGGTATTGCCGATCACAGGCAAACGCCAGAAGACGCCTGCCCGGCTATATTTATAGTCTAGCATAAACCGCATTTTACCACTTGTCAAGATAGCTTTTCCCATCGTACCGGCTGTAAGTGTGTGTTATATTTTCCGGCCTTTGTGTGATCTGCATCCAATCGCCGCCACGTTGGGCGGTTATTTTGATTTTTGCAGACTCCACCCATTCCACGCCTTCAAACTTTTTTATAACTGCAATCTCGCGCAGATCGCACGAAATACCCAAGAGCACGCACCCGGCGCAGAATTTCCCTTTTGCCGATATACTCATACTTTCCCATCTTTCCCACCTCCTTATATTGTGTTTATTTGTCAATTTGCGCATGGAAACCGATTTCCATGTAGTCCGCGCTCCCGGAATCGAACCGGAACGGATGCACCAAGCACGCGAAAAAGGCGGAATGGTACCGCCTTAAATTACAACAAAATCCCCTTGAAATCCTGTTGTTACGATCATTTTTCCGTCAGATCTGCGGTACACAACGCCGCATCCGTCCGCAAAAGTTGAGAACACAAGCCATCCGGGTGGTGTGAGGTTTTCCCCGGTCTTATAATCCCGGAATGAGTAGCGCGGAATAACTCCGCTTTTTTCTTGATCTAGCGCGTTGCTGATTGCTTGTGATTCTGTCACAAGCTCAACGCCGTTTTTTGTGTGCAAAACATAGTTATTTTCATGCATTTTTTCTTTCTCCTTTTCAATTTCATAAAACCGCCGCCGGTAGTGATCCGGCGGGCATTCTCTGCGGCGGCTAATTCAAACAGTTTTCAATATTTTTCGCAAGGTGCGGAAAGGCTTTTTCTATGTCTTACACGCTGTCGGCATAATAATCACCAACAATTTTCCCGAAAATGCGAAGATTTCCGGAATAAAACCCGCCTAAATCATTAAAATATATGTCTAATCCTGTCACCTGTTCCGGCTTGTCTCCGTACCACATATCAATATTTGTTTTTCCCATTTCCATTTCCTCCATATTTTCAAAATTTCCCGGTCATCCCGGTAAAAGCAAGCCGGGGAATCGAACCCCGGAAAAGCCGCCGCTTGCCTAACTTGCTAAAATCTGCCGTGCTGTATTAAATACATAGAGCCGGTTGTGGCTGTGGTGCTTAAAATCTCCATTTTCAGCAATCACGCGCCCGGTATTCTCATATTTCAGGCTTACAACAGTTAAATATTTGTCTAACAGTTCATCCGGGCACTTTAGGCACTCTATAGCGTTTTCTATGGTGCTTTTCTTGCTATTCCAGTAAATGCCCTCAATGCGTACACCTTTTTCTTTTTCCAATTCGTCAAATTCTTTCATCAATTCTGCTTTTGTCATACGATCAACCATCCTTTCATTATTCAAAAATGAACCCGTAGCCGCTAGTCTGTGCGGCTCTCTGAAATTCTTCTTTTCCGTACTTTTGATACATCTTTTCAAGGTTCGCGGAAATGTCAAACCCTGCAAGTTTTAACTCAAACAGTATTTGTATTTTGTCATCCATATTTACCATCCTTTCATTGTGTGCTTGTCTCATCAGTGGCAAGGTTGCAACCCTACACCAGACCGCCGGGTGGCGGTTTCGACTATTCGCAAATTCTGCGGAAAATTTCAATTGTTAATTCTGCGGCAGCCCTTTTTCTGTCTGCTGTATAGCCTTTGCGCTTACTTTTTAATGCTTTTTCTGCTTGCTTAAGGTTTCCAACTCCCCATGATGCCGCTTTATCAAGTTTTTTCCATTCGTCCGGTGTAACTTTTACGGCTTTAAGTGTTGCCGTGTTGATCTCGTAACTGTTTTTGTCTTCCGGGTGTAAATCTTCGCAAACTGGAATATATTCATGCGTTCCCATATTTTCTCCGATATTCCAGACGAAAAAGCGAACCGGAATTTTTCCCACGATTTCGAAAACGTCCGTTTTTTCACAGAGTGTAGAAGTGCTATAGATTTTATTATTTTCAAATTTTAATGTTGTCATATTTTCCCTTTCCGGTCTGCCATCATCAGAGCCGGGAGACCATCCCGCGGCTGACGCTCCAGATCGGAGCGTTTCGGCTATGCTATGCAGATTTCAAATACATCACCTTGAACGTGTTCAAAATCGACTTTTTCAAAAATCCCGATTCCGTAAAAGTCGGCTGTGAGTTCCCCAAAGTGGTTATACTCAAACGAGATTCCGTTCTTTTTCAGTTCGTTGATCGCGTCACCGTTCTTTGTTGTTTCCCATGTAAAACGCATTCCCGTCTTTCTCATATTTAAGCCCTCCCTATAAAATTTCCGAAAGCTGTAAAATCTGCGCTTCGCTCAAATGGTCAATAACAACATTCCCGTTTACGTCACTCAATTCGTATTCATCCGGGAGAGTGGTAAAACCGTCAAACTGGTTCGAAATATAAAACCCTTTTCTTTCTAATAATGTTTCTGCCGCTTTCATATTTTTCATGTTGTAACCTCGCTTTCGTGTTTCATTTGATATACTAATAGTACACGATAATAGATTATAATACAATTGACACAATACACGAAAATAGACGACACAAAACAGCAGTTTATTGTGCAATATGATACATGAGAATAGACGTTGACATGGTGTGAAAAATCTATTATCATATATAAAAAGGAAAGAGGTGTGACGCATGGCGAATTATGGTGCAAACGGATATATTGACTTTTCCAAGCTGTGGAATGTCTTAGAAAAAAAGGAATACAATAAGCAGTGGTTAAAAAATAACGGAATCCATTCTAATACAGTGGCAAAGCTGACAAAAAATGAAAATGTAACTTGTGAGGTTATATGTAATCTATGCAGACTACTAAATTGTCAGCCGGGCGATATTATGGAATATAAAAATAATTAAAATACATGAAAATAGACTATTGACATATACACGATAATAGATTATTATAAAGCTGTCGGAAGACAATAGCCGGGCAAGCGGAGAAAGGAGAACAAATGAACGAAATGACAGATAAACAGATGGAAGTTATATTAAATCTCGTAGCTGATAAATTTGCAGGATGTAAGGACATGGACGAAGTTCAAAAAGCAATAGATGAGGTTCGCAACATGGCAAAAAAAGAAAAGCCTAACGATTAGGTTTTAGGGAATGAAAGGGAGGGCGGACTTGCCGCCGCTCTCAATCAAATAAATTGTAACACATAGTAATTATATAATCAATGCAAACAAAGGGCAGCTTTTCCGGCTGCCTTTTCTTTTTTGCCATGTCCAAAATCAACAACGCTACCGGGCATATCTTACAAAATCTCCGAAAAATCGTAAACAAACTATAAAACTTTTCTTAAATTTTTATAAACAAGGCTAGGCTCATTAGGTCTTTGACAAGTTCCAAAATGATAGAATAGTATCAGTTTTTGGTAAAAATCGTCTGACAATCGTATGACATAAGGCGACACAATCGTCTGACGTCGCTTTTTCAGAACTATGTTTCTCTTTCTCTCTCTTTTTCTTAATCTTTTTTGATTAATAATAATACACTGTATCTAAAGCCTATAGGTTGTAGAGTAAGTGTATATCCGCATATGCGCGCGGCGTAAGTATATAATGCCACTGTAAAAAATTAAGCCTTGACTTTAAGCCCGAAAATAGTGTATACCAAAAGCAGAGAGGAATAAAACGGATTGGAGGTGTGAATATATGCAGGATGTAAAGAGCGTAGAGAATGTAGATCTTACAACCCTTATAGTGGATCTAGGTACAGTACAGATATACACATCAACTGTACAGGATTTAATAGACAACGCTTGTATAGAATTTCACATCGAAGATTTACTAAAAGCCGGGCAGAGACAATGGAAAGCTGTTATGCAGTATGTTGGTATGCATTTATTCCCGGATACATCGGTATTAAAAGATAAGAGTTTAAAACCTCTTGGTAATGCAACTATACCGACTAACTGCAATAGATACGATAGAGAGGTATTATATAAACTTTGTGATTATTATATATATATCTCCAATGTGTACAGCAAGTTGGTGAGTACAGTAGCATTCAGTTATTTTTGTAATATACCTACAAACACAATGGATATATGGAGCACAGAAGAACCAAGTTCGTTGGCTTTCAAGATGTGGCAAAAATTGCAACGATCGCGCAAGGATTGTATACTAGATCGTGCGTACGACTCTAATAGTCCAGTCGGTACTATGTTCGTGGGTAACAATGAATTCGGCATGAATCAGCCGGGAATCGGAGATAATGCCACACAAAGAAGGGCAATTACAGCGCAGGAGTTGCCGAGACTGGACGAGAAAAAGAGCCAAGAATTGCACGCAATTGATACACAATTTGTCGGTGTGGCTGTAAATAATACGGTTTAAATTGTGTGTGGTTATTCTACAATTCACAAATGCAGTAATACCAAGGGTTGTAGCGTTTTAACTATTCGTGAACTATTCGGAAAAGTTAGGTTTTGCGAATAGTTGCAAGGGTATGATATGAATTGTGTTAAAACAATTTGATTTTCACGCAATGACAACAAAACGAAACGGAAAATATTTTATATTTCCATGTTTTCAGAAAAAGGATGGGGAGGGGGTCTGACAGAAAGACCACCGGGCGGCTACTAAGTCCCTTAAATACCTCAAAAAATAAAAAGCCACTTACAACAACACCCATTGACTTTCGCCGTAAATAGGCTATAATAAATTTATAACAATTCACTTTCACGTTGCGAATCGCAACTACATTTCCAAAAATTTTTAAAAACAAAAAGAGTGTTTCGGACAGGAGAATGATATATGACCGGAAATGAGTATCAGTCATTAGCCATGCGGACAAATGATCGCAAGGCGACAGAAAGAATTTCGGATAAACTTGATTTGCTTAAATTTTGCAAAAAGAACAATATCGCATCTGCGTTGCAAGATTATGACCTTGGCGGCATCTTCAATTCTTGTTTGGGGTTATCCGGCGAGGTTGGAGAGTTCAACGACATGATTAAAAAGTGGATTTTCCATGAGAAACAGCTTGATATTGACCACGCAAAGAAAGAAGCTGGCGATATTTGTTGGTATCTGGCAATGCTTTGTGAATCCTTCGGCTGGAGCCTTGATGAGATCATGCAGATGAATGTAGACAAACTTAAGGCACGTTATCCGGAAGGGTTTGACATTGAAAGAGCAAACCACAGAGCGGAAGGTGATGTTTAATGGCAAGCTGCAGCAATGAGTTGATGAAAACTGAGTATTCCGAAACCTTTGATGAAAAACGCAAAGGATTGATTGAACAGTCGTATTACAAATACGGACCGGCAAGAATGAATTTTGCAAACGAGAATGTGGATGCAATCGAAAGTTTGAAAATGTGCCTTGCCAAGTTTGAAGAGACCGGAAATCTTGAATATCTGTGTGACGTTGCGAATTATGCCATGTTCCGGTTCATGTTTCCACAACAGGGAGAGTACTTCAAACATACGGGCTCTGATGCGTCTGCCGGTATTTTCGGTATGAGCGTAAATGAAATTGAGCGGTTCAAACAGGAACACGGATTTGATGATGGGAGATATTGATATGGCTTTGAAAGTTATTGCAACAGCGGCAGATGCCCTCGTAATACTGGGACTTATGAGAGGACAGGTAAAACAAAAAGACAATTCAAACGCAATGGGGTATTTGCTTTCATACGCGATCTTTGCAATGAATATTATGGTAATTTGGAAATGATGGGCTATCGCCAAGCGGCAAGGCACAGGATTTTGATTCCTGTATTCCGGGTTCGAATCCCGGTAGCCTAATTGGTTGCATGCTGACGTTTCATGTAGCCACGTATGTTTTTCATATGTACTTGAACCCTTGGTTGAGTGATTCAAGCATTTGGGTTCCTCCTTTCGCCACTAGGACGATTCTGTTAAGGGCGGTGCGAGACCGTCCGGTGGTGGTCGCCGCAGATAGCGGCATTTGATGTAAGCCTATATGGTGTTGAATGATGATCGTTCCGTAATTTGCTGACGAGCAATCCATATAGCAGTCAGACTTGAAAGCTTGGGCGTCTATCCCACGGCGCCTAAATTTTCAAAAATATAATTCCACATATGGTTAGGCAGCGGCAGAATGGGTATTGCAGGAAAAGAATCCTATCGGTAAGAGTGCTACCAAGTGACAGACGGGCGATCATCCGTAGTCAGCAACAACACCTTTTTAGAAACCGATAATGCAAGGTTCAAATCCTCACCCACCTACTCGGTCAAATTATGCTGTCTGCTTGCAGGCGGTCTATGTTTTGGCTGTATGATACCACGGGCAATTATACTGTGGCGCAGAGGCATCAAGACCTCGAAATGGAAGCATTAAGACTTCGTTAAGTAGCAAAAACGATGGGTATTCCTGCTGAATCATCGTTAAAACAAAACAGGATAGTGCCATGCATGGCACGAAAAATTATTATTGCTAACCGTCTTATGGCGGTTCTGGGGAAGCGGCAACGATTGGCGGTGTTGCGGCTGACTGTAAATCAGTTCCCGAGTGGTAAACATTGGAGGTTCAATTCCTCTCTTCCCCACTTGCAGAAATAAAAATAGAGCGTAAGATACGGTAGCGGTGCAAGGTGCTTTGTAAATGTACAAGTCGGGTAAACAGCCGGGAGGCACCCTACCGATAAACAACAGAAAATCATAACGCCTGTCCCTATTAGTAGGTGCCGACTAACTGTTGCATAGTATCTGTTTCTGCAATCAAGCAGTGTTCCCATAATGGAATTGGAGCCGGTTGCTATCCGGTCGGGCGTTTATTCGCCTTGTAGGTTCGAATCCTGCACACTGCGCTTGCCCGAAATCGGGCGTTGATGTGTGGCGGAATGGGTAAACGCTATGAAATGTCTATTGCAAAGTGCAATACAGAGAAAGTATTTCTCAGGGACATTATGAGAAAGTAAATCTTTTCTGCGAGGTTCAAATCCTCGCCACATCAATTCCTTATCTCCACTTAGCCGGGTGCTACTGCAATAGTTCCGGTCAATGGGGACTTATGGATGGTAGCGGTATCATTGGAAACAGAAACCCCTTCCGTGATTAGAAATTGCAGATTTGAAAGCGGTTGGCATGGTTTTGGCTGACAGGGTTCGATTCCCTGTGCCGCTATTTATTTACGCAAAATTGTGTGTGAGTATGATAAAACATTGTGGAATATTTATATCAAACAAAAGACACGGAATCTCACGAGGATTCCGATTTTTGCTATGGCTGGGGGCGAAATATGACAAACTGCGTGAATTGCGGCGCACCAATCGAAACCGATAAAAAGGTGTGTCCTTATTGCAAAACTCCATATGAAAATGCAGGAAATTATAGTTTAGGTCTTATAGGATCAGCGGTGCAGAAATTGTCATTAGATGATTACATAAGATTGTCAATGCCAGAACCATGGACGCGCCATTGTGAAGAACCATATTTCGATGCGGACGGCATTTTGCATCGTATTGTTCCGAAAAAATTACTTTGATTGAGGTGTAATATGTGTGATTTTTGTAAAAACATAGGAATTGGAATACCGGATTGGGATTTCCTCACTCCGGATAAAAATGGGAGAATCCCGTCCGGTGACGCAATAGAAATTCGGAAAATTGTAGACAAATGTGCACTTGTTTTTACGAATAGTGCCGGAGAATACGGCGCAGGAGTGGTAAATATTGCATTTTGCCCGATGTGTGGCAGAAAGCTGGTGGAAGAATGAAACATCAAAAAGAATTGCGCACTTGCGACAGGTGCGGTGCAGAAATAAAAGTAAAACCAATAAGTGAATTTGAATTTATGCCGATTGGTGATTATTTTACTTCAAGTCCAATTTTTGAAGATGGCAACGTAAGGGGAGAAATCAAAGAGATTCATTCAAACATATTATTTCCGTTTGGTCGTACGTATGATTTATGCCCTAAGTGCAGGAAAGATTTTGAGAGGTTTATGAGAAATGATCGTTAATATGGGAACCAAAACCTATGAAATGAGCCGCAAGCAAGCAAAAGCTATTCTTGGAACGGCTAAGAAACTTGCTAATTGCAACATATACGGCATTGAAAAAGGCAATGTGGTGATTATGTTGAATGAAAAGTATGAGGACGATATGAGCCTTAAAAAAGCCGTAGAAGAGTATAAAAAGAAAGGGTTCAAGGTGCATTGGAAATGAAAACACTAGTTGATTTTATCAAAAATTTGAAATCTTTTTATCGGTTTTATAAAGATTATAAATATAACGGCGCTGAATGTGAGTTTATTATCGAGAATTATAAAGAAGTTTTATGTAGCCGAACAAAAACTATGAGCAAGCCGACATATTATGCAAATTCCGTTATTGGAGAGATGGATAGGTGGTATGAAGATTCTTGGAAATCTATGTATAAATGCGAACCATTTGAGCCGGAAGAAGAAAAAATTATGATAAAATCCGATGGCAAAACCGCACAAGTGTTTATTGACGGCAAAAAAGTAAGCTGCACGGACATGGAGTTGTATTTTATCGCTCATGCAAAGCAAAGTCCAATGATTAAAATTGATGCACGATGGCATAAAACGGATGAAAACGGAAACATGATTCTGAATGAGGATAGAACCGCCGTATTAACAGAGGGCATTAAAATAAATTGTTAGGAGTGTTTGAAAATGAAAATAATGGTATTGTTTGCGATAACAGGAGCCGCATTTTTGTTCTTGGGTGTATATCTTCTAATTGACTATATAATAACAGGACAAAGACTTAAACTAAATCAAAAGGCTTGGGATCAATACAGTGCAAATATGGATTTTGATAGAAAGGTTGATGAGTATTTGCCTTGGTGTATAGAACAAAAGATGAAAAACGGATGGCATAATTATTATTTTCCAAAATTTTAAGGAGAAAAGTTATGAAAATATCAGAAATGAACAATTGTATTGAAGAAATGCGAAAATGCTACAATTTTAAAGATGATGAAACAGAAATTAGACTTGCAAATGTGATAAGCCATGATGACAAATGTGTTTGTGTTAGTACAAGAGATGAAAATGGGACAACAATTGAAATGACAAGGTATGTAGATAAATTAGTAAATGTTTAGTTGCTGATTATCAGCGGAAAGGAATTATTATGAAGAAGAAAATTTTAGCAATTGCATTAGGATTGACATTGTGCTTAGGAATGACCGGATGCGCATCGTGGGACAGATTTGTGGTAGACATGAAAAGCGATGCAAACGGTGGCATGCAAAGAACCATTACTGTATACACGGCAGATGGTAAAGAACTTGCAACATATAAAGGCAAGATTGACCTTAGCACAGACGATGGTGGATATGTTAAGTTTGACCTCAATGGCAAGAGATATATCTACTACAACTGCTTTGTAGAAAGCATTGCGGATATAAAATAAATAACAATTCAGACGAAGAAAATAGTCTTTAAATAATTTCCAAAACACTAAGAGGTGCGTACAATATTGGTGTGCTAAGAATAGCTTTTACTACTGACTACGCATATTACCGGCTACAGATTGATTGTAGTCGCTACCCTAAAACAGTTATAGGCAGAGGTCAAGGCACTTCTGCTTTTGCGGAGGTGCTTTTTATTTGGCTTCAAAGCAGTTAATCAATGCAGTAAATGGATATGAAAACTACATACAGAGAAAAGGCGTTGATGAACAGGTAATAGATGCCCTTTTGAAAGCGTGCAATGTGGCGATTCGGACGGAAAAAGACGTTGACTATGGATTGACTATAACCGAAAGAACAAAGGCTTTAATCAACGAATATACGCAGAAAAACGCGGGTGGTAGCATATGGGAACTTGAACGATATGCGCAGGATCACGACATTAAAGGCGGATACAAACTTGTGGATCAGTTCTATGAAGTCTTGCGATTAGAGAGCTTTTATCGTTTCGAGAGCTTTATTTACTTTATGGAGCGCAAAAGAAATTGGAGTAAACGGTTTTATTATCCACGCCGCAAGACACTGAATATAGTCGCTCAAGATCTTGAAGATTTGGAAAACCGGAAGATTAAATTTTACGGATTGTCAATGCCATCGCGTGTCGGTAAATCGACTATCTGTATTTTCTTTCTTGCGTGGGTAGCTTTGCGCAGACCAAACAGCCATAGTGCTATGGGCGGTCACTCCGGTATTTTGGCAAAAGGATTTTACAAAGAACTGATAAATCTTTTTACCACGGAAGAATATACGTTTGCTGAACTTTTTGCTTATTGGCATCCGGAATACGCAAGCGCATCAATTCCGACAGACAAGAGCGCGGACGAATTTACGATCACGCTTGGAGATCCGGACAGATTCGCAACCGTAACGTGCCGTGGTATTGATGGAACATGGACAGGAGCGGTCGATGTTTCAAAAGACGGATATTTATATGTCGATGACTTGGTTCGTGATCGTGAGCATTCATTAAGCCCTACTCGAATGGAAAACACATACCAAGAGTACCTAAACAAGATGGTTGACCGTAAAAATGACGGTGCAAGGGAATTGATGGTTGGTACTCTTTGGAATGTTTTAGATCCATTGGAGCGCATGAGAAAGCAATATGAGCATGACCCACAATACCGATTCCGTAAGATTCCGGCACTTAATGAAAATGATGAAAGCAATTTCGCGTATGAAATCAACGGATTTTCCACGGAATACTATCGGGATATGCGAGATAAGCTTGACAATGCCGAATGGATGGCTAAGTTTATGCAGCAACCATATGTCCGCGAAGGATTGCTTTATACGGATTTGAGACTATTTAACGGAATCCTACCAGATGGAGATTTTCGAAGAATTGGAGTTGTGGATGTTGCCTGGGGCGGCGGAGATAGCTTGTCAATGCCGATAGGAGCAGAATATGAAAACGGAGATGTTTATATTTACGATTGGGTATTCAACAAAGGCCCGAAAGAGGTAACAATCCCTCTTGTTGTTGGACGAATTATCGGGAATGAGATTAGGCAGACAAGATTTGAGGGGAATACCGGAGGAGATCTGTATTGCAAATATGTAGATGAAAAGTTGCAGGCGCAGGACTATAAATGCTCGTGCACAAGCAGAAAAGCACCAAACAATGTTGAAAAGTTATCGAAGATCATAGCATATTCCGGTGATGTTAAGAGAAAATTCATATTTCTTGATACGCACAGACCGACGCAGGAACAAATGAAGAAAGATTCAGATCTTGGAGTAACAAGATATTACAGAAATGACGAATATCAAGCGGCTATGGATGAACTCTCTATGTTTGTAAGTATTGGCGGTAATGACCACGACGATGCAGCAGACGGTTTAACTCAGCTTGAAATGTTTATAGAGAACCCAAGTAATACCGCAAAAGTAGAAGCGGCAGTACACCCATTTAGGAGGTATTTTTAATGACAACGAATGAATATCTTTCTCAAATCGAGAGAATCGACCATGCGATTGCAAATAAGCTGGAAGAAATCAAAAGGCTATCCGATATGGCAACATCTATATCCATATCTCCGAAAGAGGTGGATGTGCAATCATCCGGCAATCCCGACAAAATGGGGAGTGCGGTATCAAAGATTGTTGATTTGCAGAATGAGATCCAGACACTTGTAGATGAATTGGTTGATAAAAGACGGATTATCATATCGCAAATTGACAGTATGGATAATACAGATGTATATATCGTGCTTTCATCACACTATGTCAATGGAAAAGATTGGAACTTGATTTCTGTTGAAATGAAATATTCCTACAGGAACATTATGAAACTTAGGAAAAGAGCACTGCAGGAGTTTGAAAGACGTTATGGACAGCTTTATTCTGAAAAGAGTGCATAAAAGTGCACAATAGTTCACATTCTTTCACAACATTTCCCAAAACTTGCATGGTATACTAAAAGAGTAGAAAAGCAAAATCCTACAACCCCAAAAGCATATAACCCGTAAAAGGCACTGTCAGAAATGGCGGTGCCTTTTTTGTAAGAAAGAGACTTCTATGGAAAAAGTAACTATATATTGCCCGGATTGTGGAAGAATTGCCGGACATTATGATGGGAGATCTACGATAGACCATCCGTGTAAATGTAAAAAATGCAATCATATTGTGATTTATCGCGTGGCAACAGACAAAATTGAAACGAAGCCAATACCGAAACGCGCTTGCAGTAGTGGAGTTTTATTTATATGAATACACAGTATTTTCATGACCTTGTAAAAGGCAGATATGGAAGAAAAATTGCACATGCTAATGTAGAACAGATTACGGCAGACAATATCGTAAATGTTGTCGGAAACTGCATTGGTGCATTTTATTTCAACAAGACGATCATTCGGTATCTGTGGAACTACTACAAGGGCGATCAGCCTGTATTGTACCGAACAAAGGTACAGAACGCGGATATAACCAATAAGGTATCTGAAAACCATGCCTATGAGATTGTTCAATTCAAGGTTGGTCAGACTTACGGTGAGCCAATTCAGCTTATCAGCAGGAAAGATGATGACCGAATAAACAATGCAGTTGATGAATTTAATGATTATCTGACTGATGCTAATAAGCAGGAAAAGGACATTAAGGCAGGAGAGTGGCAATCAGCAACCGGAACGTCATTTAAGGCAGTGCAGATTACAAAAAATGGAGATATACCATTTAGAATTGTGGCACCGACACCAATGAACACGTTTGTTATTTATAACCAATCCACAGAAGAACCACTTTTAGCAATCCAAGAGCTTAAGGATGCCGATGGACAGATGTATAAACTCTGCTACACGGACTCTTATGAGTGCAAGATTGTAAACGGAGAGGTTCGAGATTGGAAACTTCATGGCTTTGGTGGAATCCCGATTGTTGAGTTTCCAAACAACCATGAGCGCATTTCTGATATTGAGCTTGTGATCGGACTATTAGATGCAATCAATACGATGCAGTCAAACCGAATGGATGGCGTTGAGCAGTTTGTTCAGTTTTGGATAAAGTTTGTAAATTGCGACATTGACCCGGAAACGTTTGAAAAAATGAAGATTTCCCATGCGCTGACGGTAAAATCCAATAATGAGCAGAATAAATCAGATGTTGACATTATGACACAAGAGCTGAACCAGACAGAGTGCCAAGTCGCAAAGGATGATTTGTGGGATAATGCACAGTCCATTCTTGCCATACCGAATAAGAACAACAATAATTCCGGTGGAGATACACAGGGAGCGGTTGAGCTTAGAAACGGATGGGATTTCTCAAAGTCGAGAGCAAAACTGAAAGACCCAATTGTAAAGTCGGCTGAAAAAAGACTTGCGAAAGTTGTTTTGAATGTAATTCGTATACAGGATCACGATTTGGGATTGAGTTTGCGCGACTTTGATGTTCAGATTAACCATAGCCCACAAGACAATATGTACACCAAGTCACAGACATTATATCAGCTTTTACAAGCCGGTATTCATCCGCTTGTGGCAATTAAATCTGTCGGACTTTGGGGAGATGCAGAAAAGATATTCTTGTTGTCGAAGCCATACTTGGATAATCTATGGAAAACGATTGACGATGTAGAAGCACAGGAACAGAAAGCACAAGAATTGATAAATAAAATGAATACAGATGGCACACAGAGCCAGACAAACAAAGATAAGACAGCTACCGAATAATCGGCGGCTGTTTTTATTTTATAAAAATTCGCAAAGTTGTGAGCGTAAAAATCAACGATGTCGTTCGGTGTCGTTGCACCGTATAAAAATTCGTATGACATATCGGAGGTAATGAATGAAGAGAGAAGATCTGATTGCTATGGGATTAAGCGAGGAAAACGCGGACAAGATCATGGCAGATTACGGAAGTTCCGTACAGAAAGCCAAAGCAATGGTTGACGAGTACAAGACAAAGGCTGACAAAGCTGAAGAGTTGCAGAAGCAGCTCGATGATATCGAACAGGGAAAGCTCACGGAAGTCGAGCAGGCAAATAAGAACCTCGAAAAAGCCAATGCGAGAATCGCGGAACTTGAAAAAGCGCAGGCAATAGCCACGCAGAGAGCCAATGCTGCATCTAAATTTAATGTTACCGCAGAGCAGGCTGCGCAGATTGTAAAAGATGATGGCAGCTTTGATTATGACGTTCTTGGAAAGATTATCTCTGAAAAAGAGACCGCTGCAGCGCAAGCCAAGGAACAGGAGATTGCAAAAGGCAGTACGAATCCGGGAGGTGGCGCGGCTGGCGGCGATAAAGCCGGTACAGATAATAAGACAAATGCTGAAAAGATAGCAGAAAGCCTTATATCTAACGCACCTAAGAACAATGACGTTTTATCACATTACATTCAGCAATAACAGGAGGTAAGAAATGGCAAAGGAAATGAATATGCAGTATGAAAAGACTTTATACGCAGGAGATGTTCAGATTTTAAAGAGAGAGCCTAATGAAGCAATCCCATTAACACTTGATTTTGATGGCGTGACAACTAAAAACGCACAGGGCAAGAAGATTGTCAAAGCAGGTACTCCAATCGGAGCAAATGGCAAGGCTGACAATACGGCTACGGTAGTGGGTATTTTGAGATTTGATGTAACAGAGGACAGGCCACAAGGAGTGCTGCTTAAGAAAGCATATCTTAACACGAAAGTAGCAGAAGCGCATTCCGGCGTTACATATGACGCAGAAGTTAAGACAGCTCTTCCAATGATTGTATTTGAATAATAACAGGAGGTAAATAGATGTTAATTAATGAAGTATTAGACAGTAAGTCTATCGCATTATCGGCAACAGAAAACGCCAGTAATCAGATACCTTATCTTGGTTTACAGTGGTTTCCAGAAAGAAAGAAGCAGGGACTTGATTTAAGTTGGATTAAGACACACAAGGGTTTGCCGGTTTCACTTGCGCCATCTAATTTTGACACAATCCCAACTCTTAGAGCTAGAGGCGGATTAAGTAAGGAAAAAACACAGATGGCATTTTTCCGCGAGGGAATGACAGTTGGTGAAGAGGAAATGCTTGAAATCGAGCGTATTCAATCAGAAGACGACCCTTACCTTGCAAGTGCTTTATCAAGTGTATATGACGACACTAACAACCTCGTAAGCGGCGCAGAAGTTGTACCGGAGCGCATGAGAATGTCACTTCTTTCTACAAATGCAGGTCATCCGGTAATTGCTATTGTAAGTGATGGCGTTCAGTACGCTTATGATTACGATAAGGATGGCTCATACGCAAAAGACCATTACGCAAAGTTATCCGGCACAAGCATGTGGAGCGATACAGCTAATTCAAAGCCACTTACAGACCTTAACAATGCAAGAAAGAAGTTACAGAAGCAGGGTAAGATTGCTAGATACGCACTTATGAACAGCAATACATTCCAATATCTGCTTGACAATGCACAAATAAGAAACTCAATTCTTGCACAGAACCTTACAGCAACTATTGAGGTTGACGATGATACTGTTATTTCGGTGGTACAGAAGAGGGCGAAGCTCACTACCGTACTTTACGATAAGATGTACATTGATGATGATGGCAAAGAGCAGTACTTCTACCCGGATAACAAGGTTACACTTCTTCCAGAAGGCAGCCTTGGAAGCACTTGGTTTGGCACTACACCGGAAGAAAGAACTGCAAGACAGGTAGCTGATGTTGATGTAACAACATATGGTGTAGGTATTACAGTCGCTACAAAGACAGAGTATGGACCACCTATGAAGATGTCAACATTTGCATCTGAGGTTGTACTTCCATCATACGAGAATATGGATAGCACATTTGTATATGAGGTTCATAGCGAAGAGTAGGGGGTGCAACTATGAAATATCCATATATAGTGATTCATAATGGTAAATGGTACAACGCAGGAGAAGAGGTGCCGGAGAGTAATTCTCCGGTATCTTCCGTTGGATATACAAAGACCGAAATCAACAGAATGAGTACCGCAGACTTGCAGAAACTTGCCGCAGAGCAGGGAATTGAAAACGCACAAGCGACAAGCGGTGCGGAACTGAAAGAAATTCTGATTGCAAAGTTTAATCTGTAGGAGATCGCTTATGTCATACACACTTGTCGAACAAGTAAAGATTCGTTTAAAACAATTTCATATAGAAGAGGTAGAGGATGAAGTGACCGGAGAAAAGTCCGATAAAGTTGTGTTTGATAAAAAAGAATGTAACCCTTTGATTGAACAGCTTTTAGAGCAGGCAAGAAAAGAGATTATCAGCAGACGGAACTATCCGGACACATACACGCAAGACCAGATTGACAGTGATGTTAAGAACTATGAAAACATTATGGTTAATTTGGCAGTGTACGACCGGTCGCAGGCAGGAGAAGCATACATGGCAAGTTTCTCCGAAAACGGTGTGAGCCGTACATGGAAAGACCGTGAAAGCCTTTTTGTCGGAGTGTTTCCGTTCGTAAAAGCAATGTAATTAAAGAAGATTGAGCGTGACCATATTGCCGATGTCGGTAAAATGGTTGCAGGCGGCGCACATTAAGCGGTGGTGGGCAGTGCGTCAAAAGGAGATTCAAATGAAAAGTATTTTGATTCAAACTTATCTTGTGGCACTGCCAATAGTGCTTGGATATATAGTTTGGCTTCTTAAACAGCAAAAGAAAAGCAGGGATGCGAACAGCAAAGGAACAATGCTCCTTTTGCGCGTCCAGCTTATTGAATACCATGCAAAGTACACCAGAATCGGAGAAATACCGTCATATGCCTATCAAAACTTCTGTGAGATGTATGATGCGTACCATGCGTTAGGTGGAAATGGAATGGTTACGAAAATGAAACATGAGATTGAAGAGATTCATATAGGGAAAGGAGATAAAAGCCATGAGGAATTGGAAGGATTGGACTAAGAAAGCCGGCATCCGAGCAATCAAGACTGTTGCGCAGGCAGCGATTGCCGGAATTGGAACGGCGGCATTTATGGGTGCGGTGGATTGGAAATATGTTCTTTCTGCATCAGTCCTTGCCGGGGTGTTATCACTTCTGACAAGTGTCGCCGGAATCCCGGAGGAAAACACCAATGCTTGACATTAACAAGCAGGAAATGAAGTATTCGCAATCCGGTCAGAGGGTATTTATCCCACAAACTGACGAAAATGGAGATATTGTCTATGAAGGGTACAAGGATTCCGATGGGAACTTTGTACCTTATTTAGATTCCGAAGGCAACAAGATTCCAAAAGGCGAGGAAGTTGAAGGGTTTTCAGAACCTACGACATTCCGAGCAAATATCAGCAATAAGCTGTCAGAAGCCCTTGTGAAAGAATTTGGAATTGATGATAGCACATCATACTGTCAGCTTGTCACGGATAAAGGATATTTGCCACTGAAAGCCGGTGATGTGGTGTGGAAACGTTCGGAAGTCAGACACACTGATGATGGACTTGTGGATTCAGAAACCGCAGATTACATCGTAAAAGGTGTTGCTGATGAAGGACTGACCACGGATTTGTTTCTTCTTCGGAAGAATATTAAGTAGGTGATTGCATGAAAAAGAAACCTATTTCAATGACACTATCCACTAAGTCCATACAAGACGCTATAAAGAAATTAGAGCAGTACCGCGATAGTTTACAGGCTAAATGCGATTTACTTGTTTCTAGGCTAGCACAGATAGGTCAGACGGTGGCAATACAACACATATCGGAATCTCCAATAGGGAACACGATAACGGTAAGGGTAGATAAAGCACCACAGTTAATGACCTCGAACGCGATTCTCATTGCGACCGGAAAAACGGTAACGGCAGAAGATAGAGAACCATTCTATACTTTGTTGGCGGTAGAGTTTGGAGCCGGTATTTTTTATAATTCCGCAGAGAACCCCAAAGCACCGGAACTTGGATTCGGTGTCGGCACTTATCCTGGGCAAATACACGCTTTTGAAGATGGTTGGTACTATTGGGACGATAAGACCGAAACATGGCGTTATACCCACGGTATCAAAGCCACAATGCCTATGTATAATGCGGAACAACAGATTATTCAACAGTATGTAAAGATTGCAAGGGAGGTATTCGGTGGAAAATGAGTTAAATAGTTGGGCACTTGATTTTGAAGATACCTTATATTCCCTTTTGAAATCGTACATGGAAAGCAAGGTAAGAGGAATTAATGTGGTGCAAGATGAAGAATCGGGCGGCACTGCAACATTCCCGACGCTTTTAGTCAGACAAATCGGTGGCAAAGAAGCCGGACGAACTAATGAAGCAAAGACAATCAACGCAATTCGCCCAACATTTCAGATCACAATTACAAACAAAGGTTCAAGAAAAGCAACTAAGGACATCGCAGCATATGCGGTGTCTTTTTTTAAACAACAAATGTTTGAAGTATCAGATACAGTCTCAACAATTTCCAAGCAAGTGCGAACGGTTACATTCCGCGCAACTCGCGTAATTGGAAACGTTGAGCATTTAGATCAGCTATAAGCAGAAAGGAAGTAGAAAATATGGCATCAACAAGTTATAAAACGCGTGTCATTGTAAAAGAGCACACGGAAAAACAGGCTGACTTTGCAGGAACATACAATCTTTTGGTTGCGGCTAAGTCAGTTCCAAGTCCTGCATCACCACCAAACACTGTTGAATCAACCACAATGGAAGATGACCAGCAGACTTTTGAAAAAGGTATTAAGACTTCTGATTCAAGAGAAATCACAGGAAACCTTGAAAAAGAATATCTTTCAAAGGTGGATGGATATGGAGATAAAAAACTTGATATTATCCATCTGTATGGAACGGACGGTATCGGCGGTGTAGCGAAGTACGCATATGTCGGAACCGCAACGGCTACACCAAACGATGTAGGCGGAAACGATGAAATCCTTGAAATGACGGTAACAGTTATTCCAAGTACAGCATCAGAGCTTGTTACAGATAAGCTGACTGTTGTTGATAACAACGATGGAACATTCACTGTAACAGTGGTGGGGTAAAAAGCCTATCGGACGAGCAATCGACCGAGCCGGTAGGCGAGGATGAACGGTCGATAGCAGAACTTGAAACAATATAAAATAAGCAACAATGGGGCGGTGGCAACACTGCCCCTTGCCAATATAGGGCAGAAAGGCAAGGTAAAGCATGAAAGTTAAATTAGGTGGAAAAGAATATACAATTCAGTTTGCAACAAGACCATCGTTAAAATCACATATCTTACAGGATATTATGAAGACGCAGGACATGGAAGATATTTCTTCTATGGAAGATATTCTTCTTGAAACACTTCCTAAGACACTTCTTGTGGGATTGCAGATGCATCACAATGACGAATTTGGATATGATTACAAAACAAACAAAGGCTACGATGAGCAGCTTGAGAAGGTGTCTGACATTCTCTATGATGCGATTGATACAAACGAGATTAACTGCATGGATTTATTTGCTGATATGCAGGAGGAAATGATGACAAACGGTTTTTTAGCGCAGATGATGGAGTCATTGGAGAAAGCACAGGAGCAGGAGCAGGAGAAGAAAAAGACCCCATCCAAAGCGAAAGCCAAGAATTAACATGGGAATATTACGTTGCGGAAATCCGTCCGTTTTACCTTGTGGTAACGAAAGGCTACGGATTTTCCATTGATGATATAGATATGATGAATCCAGAGTTGCTTAAGCCTTATGTGGATGCATATAAGGCAGAATGGAAGCAACGCGACATGGAAATGTATATGTGGTTTGGCAGATATGCAACGTCAGCACTTGTGACAGCAATAGACGCGACATTCGGTAAGGGTAATAGTAAGTACGTGAAAGAAACTTGCTATGATTCCATCGAAAAGCATAATACGGACGATCCCGATGCAGAGATGCGAGAAATGCTTAAGGCAGAAGAAGCATGGGCGGCTGAATCAAGGAAATCACATTTACCAAAGCCAAAGATAGTTTAAGAAAAGAGGTATTGCTATGGCAGTAATTATCGGAAGTGCTAGGCGCGATGAACACGGAAACTGCTATTCTGGTGGAAAAGCCGGAGACCAGACCGGACAGGAAGTGTCTACGCAGAAGTTTTACAACCATTCTAAGGGATGGTACGTGCTAAGGGCGAAGGACGATAGGGTTGCGGAGAAGTTAGCCGAAGCTATGAAGATTGCGTGTGGCAACAAAAATATCGGCTATGACCAATCGGAACGCTACGGAGTCATTAAACATGGAATTAACACAAAGGTCAAGACGGAATGCGATTGTTCGTCCCTTGTACGTGCTTGTATTATCTATGCATCCGGTAAGGATGTGGGAGATTTTAATACATCCAATGAACGACCGGTAATTTTGAAATCCGGTTTGTTTGATGATATGGGTTCATATCATGCCGGGTTTATTCTTCGCAACGGAGATATTCTTGTGACACGCATAAAAGGGCACACAGTTATTGTTGTAAAAGGCGCAAAGAAATGCAAAACCAAGTATTATCCGAAGTATACCGGAAATTCCGGTTCAATCGTTGAAGCATTAAAAGCGGTTGGGGAAGATGATGTGTCGAAAGAACATCGCGCGGAAATCGCAAAAAAGAACGGATTTTCCAATTTTAAGTTTACATCAGAGGAAAATTCAAAAATGCTTTCTCTTCTGAAAAAGGGAAAACTAAAAAAGTAATTCAAGGGCGGTAAGGGTCAAATCTTACCGTCTTTTTCTTATGTAGAAAGTTGGTGGATAAATGGAATTAGAGTCTCTTGAAATAAAAATCCAAGCACAGGCACAGCAGGCAAGCGGTCAGATTGATGCGCTTGTGACAAGACTTGGGCGATTATCCTCCGCGCTTTCTGGACTTAGTACCGGAAATCTGAATAGTCTTTCCACAGGGGTAAACCGACTTGCAGGGGCAATGACGGCAATGCGTGGAATTGACACACGTACTTTTTCTGCAGTTGCAAGAAATGTAAGCAAATTAGGCTCTATCAACAGCAAACAGATTAATGCCGCGGCTGGTTCTATGCGTCAGATTTCCAATGCGGTAAAAGGGATTTCTGGAATGTCAACATCTGTTAAGGGTCTGACCGAACTTGCATCTGCAATCAAACAGCTTGGCTACCAGAGTTCCACCAAGGCGATTGAAAATATCCCAAAACTTGCCACGGCAATGCGACAGCTTATGTCTGAACTGTCGAAAGCCCCTAGTGTAAGCCGGAATATTATTGACATGACAAATGCATTGGCAAAATTATCGCGTACCGGTGGAGCGGCAGGAACGGCGGCAAAAAGCATCACAAGCTCATTTAGCGGATTTAGTTCAAGTGCATCCGTTGTAGCAAAGAAGTCATTTTCCCTTGCGTCTGCAATCGGAAAAGTGTATGCAACGTACTGGGCTTTATTCCGAGGATTTAGGCTACTTGGAGATGCCATTGACATATCATCCTCACTGACAGAGGTTGAGAACGTTGTAAGGCAGACATTCGGGCAGTATGAAAGCCTAATTAACAATTTCGCAAAAACATCAATTGAAAAATTCGGTATGTCCGAATTGTCCGCGAAACAGTTCGCAAGCCGTTTCCAAGCCATGGGAACTGCCCTTGATATTCCACAAGGAAAAATGGCAAAAATGTCTATCCGGTTGACCGAATTAGCCGGAGATATGGCTTCATTCTACGATGTGAGTCAAGAAGATATTGCCAAGAGTCTGCAATCTGTATTTTCCGGTACTACGGCACCTATGCGGCGTTATGGTATCGACTTGACACAGGCAACATTGAAGGAATGGGCGTTAAAGCAAGGGCTTGATGCAAACATTTCCTCAATGACGCAGGCTGAAAAAGCTATGTTGAGGTATCAGTATGTGCTTGCACATACAACCAATATCACCGGAGACTTTGCACGTACAGCAGATACGTGGCACAATCAGATAACCATGCTTAGAGAGAACTTCAAAGCACTTGGAGCGGTTGTTGGTGGTGGTTTAATCAATGCATTCAAGCCATTTATCAAGGTACTTAATTCAGTTCTGCAAAAGGTTATTTCCTTCGCAGAGATGGTAACAAATGCTTTAGGTTCTATCTTCGGATGGAAGTATGAAGCAAGCAAAGGGGCAGGAATCAGCGGTCTTGCTGATGATATTGGAAGCGCATCTGACGGCATGGACGATTTAAGCAATGCCGCAGGAAACGCAGGGAAAAACACGGGTGGTATCGCAAAAAATGCCAAGAAAGCAAAAAAGGAAATCCAACAGGCAACTCGTGCATTTGATGAATTAAAGGTTATTTCAAAACAAAGTAAAGATAATACTTCCGGTTCCGGGAATAAAGGTTCTGGTTCTGGATCTGGTTCAGGTGCTGGTGGCGGCACCGGTGCTGATGGTGGATTAGTTCAGACGGACACCATCTTTAAGAAATTCAAAAGCAACATCAAAGACCTTGAAGGACTTGGAAAAGCAATCTCCGGCGCGTTAATTAAAGCAATGAAGAAAATTAAATGGAAAGAGGTGTATGCAAAAGCCGAAGGATTTGGAAGAGGATTGGCTCAATTCCTCAACGGACTGTTTAAAGGGCAAAAAGGTACAACATTATTCGGAGAAACCGGAAAACTGATTGCCAATTCACTAAACACAGTGCTTCATGGATTGGATTCGTTTGGCACGACATTTAATTGGAAACAATTTGGAAATTCAATCGCAGACGGAATTAACAAGTTTTTCCAAAACTTTGACTTTGCATTATTAGCTAAAACGCTTAATTCGTGGGCGCAAGGTGCGTTTGATGCAGTTACGACAGCATTAAGTAAAATTTCTTGGAAGGATGTATGGAAAGGTGTCAAGGAGTTTTTAAGCAACTTAGATGTAAAGACAGTCGCAATTATCATCGGTGCACTGACAATCAAAAAAATCCTTGGATTGCATCTTGCAAAAACCGCACTTGATATAATCGGAACTTCCATTTCAAAAGCAATAGCTGGTTCACTTGCATCAAGGCTTGGCGTTGAAATTGCGGCAAACCAAGGAATTGGCGCAGCTTTGTCTACTGCATTATCCGGAAAAATAACGACGGCATTTGCGACGGTTGGAACAACCATTTCGGCAGGATTTAAGGCTTTGTTTGGAAGCAAAGCGGCAGAAGGTGCGCTTGCATTTATAAGCCCTGTTGCAAAAGCAATAACCGGAATAGGCTCCGTTGCGATTGGCGCATTTACTGCAATATCAAACTTTGTGACCATGTTAAAGAACGGATTCAGTTGGCTTAATGAAGCACTTATGCTTGTCGGAGTTACGATTACGGCAGTCGGAGCGGTTATTTTAGGGGTAGCGGCAGCACCGGCAGCTATTATCGCAGGAATAGTAGCTGCTGTTGCAACGGCAACTGTAGTAGTCAAGGATCATTGGAAAGAAATAAAAGGAATTTTCTCAAAAGCCGGAGATTGGTTTAATACTAATGTGATTAAGCCAATAAGCGGATTTTTTGAGGGATTATGGAAATCCGTTTCCGGTTTTTTCTCTTCTTTATGGAAAGATATATCCGGTGTATGGAAAACAGTTTCTGGATGGTTCAATACTAATGTTATAACTCCTATTGTTTCATTTTTCCAAGGATTTTCGAAAAGAGTTGGTCAAATCTTTCAAGGATTGTGGATCATTGTCAAGGCTGTATGGATTGTTGTTTCTGATTGGTTTAAATCAAAGGTAATAGAGCCAATAAAGAAGAATTTTGAATTATTGAAATCGGCAGTATCAACCGCATTTAAGGTTCTATGGACAACTGTGAAATCGGTATGGGCTGTAGTTTCCGGTTGGTTTAAGGAGCATGTTACAACACCTATTAAGAATGCTTTTAGTTCAGCAAAAGAATCTATTCAGAAAGCATTTAGCGCGGCAAAAACAGCGGTAACCGGGGCGTGGAACAGTGTTTCTAGTTGGTTTAAAGAACATGTAACCACCCCGATAAAAAATGCTTTCTCGAAGATGAAAGAAAGTGTAGCTGAAATATTCAGCAAATTATGGAATAGCGTGAAAAGTGGCGTTGCCGGGGCAATGAACACCGTAATTTCAAGAATTGAAACAGCAATAAATTCATTGATCGGTGGAGTGAATACCGTTTTGAGAGGGTTTAACAGTGTTGTTTCTGCGGCGGCTAAAGTAGCAAAGGTAAAGTGGAGCGGAGTCGATCTTGTGCCGAAAGTGAGCCTACCTAAAGTAAAGGCTTATGCAACGGGCGGTTTTATGGATAAATATAGCATAGCAACAGTTGGAGAAAATGGACTTCCGGAAATTATGGGAACAGTCGGAGGTAAGCCAGCGGTCGCAGGAAGCCAAGAAATTACTGGAATCAAAGATGCTATCAATTCAACATCTGCGCAAGAGGTTTCCTTATTGCGACAGCAAAATCAGTTATTACAAGCTATTTTACAGAAAAATTTCGGAATTACTACAAGCGACATAGGAAAAGCTGCAAGGGATTATGGTAGAGAACATTACAATCGAACCGGAGACAATGTATATGTTTTTTAGTGACTTCTATAATAGAACGTGATATAATTCTAAATAAATCATATCACAAGAAAGGAGTCATTATGAGAAACACAAAAAAATTATTAGTAGCGATGGGATTGGCATTTGCCGTTTTGATTTCGGCTATGCCAATCCAAAATGCAGATGGGAAACAGATTGTTGCACAGGCGGCAACTATCAAATTAAGCAGAAAGACTCTTAATTTAAAAATTGGAGAATCCGCAACATTAAAGATAAGCGGAATGAGGAAAACTGCTAAATGGACTAGTGGCAATAAATATGTTGCTTCTGTAAATAAGTCTGGAAAGGTTCTGGCGGTTGGAGAAGGAACAACGTACGTAAAAGCAAAAATTGCAAAGAAAACGCTTTCTTGCAAAGTTACCGTCACTTCTTCCTTTAATGCGAACAAGGTAAAGAAAAACATCTCAATTGAATACCAAGATAGTGGTCATGGAGTTGTTGCTATCTTGAAAAACAACAACAAGGTAAATGTTGATCTGGACGCAAAACTTGTATACTACAAAAACGGTAAAATGCTGGATAGCAAAAGCGATTGTAACAGAGCTTTTGAATCCGGTAAGGAATGTGTTCTTTATTTTGACGCACCGAGCGATTCTGATTATAACGATGTTTCTTATGATAACTATAAAATGTCGTTGAGTGTTGATGAAGCAACAAATGCTGTTTGTGATGTTCGCAATATAATGGTTCAATCGGACATTGGAGCAGATAATGTTACGGTTGAAGCTACAAACGATTCCGGAAAAGATTTTTCATTTGTGAAAATTTCTTGCGTAATGTATGATGCATCTGGCAACTTGATCAAATATGATTATCATTATGCAGAATGTGAAAAGAATGGAGATACAGATTATTTCTCGTTTAGTTTTCCGTACGATTCAAATTACGATACGATCTATCCGAGCAGCTATAAGATATATGTTGATGAAGCATATACATATACTTGGTTACAGTAAAAATTGAAAGATAAATGATACTTAAGCCGTGGAAACACGGCTTATTTTAATTCCAAAATTGGATTGACACAAAATCAAAAATAGTCTATCCTTATTACTAAGGAAACAACCTTATCCGTGAAGATGCGGATTACTTACTTGAACGCCATACTGTACGAAAGAGGAAACCAATGTGATTTCACAAGTGGCTTCCTCTTTTTTATTCAGATAAAAATGTATGGAGGTAGACACGAATGAAAAAATCACAACTTATGCTTAAGATTCAAAACAGCATTGAGGTATTTGAGAATCCAATATTCGGACAGATCAGAATGGTCATGGTCGATGATGAACCATGGTTTGTTGGAAAGGATATATGCGAAGTATTCGGAGATACGAATTACAGAAGAAGCCTTTCAAATATTGATGATTCTGATAAGGGTGTGTCACAAATTGATACTCCCGGTGGAAAACAAAGAATGACGGTTGTTAATGAAAGCGGTTTGTATTCCTTGCTCTTTCAGATGCAACCACAGAAAGCAAAGGGTGTGTCACAAAACGACTCCCTTATAAACGAAAGAAAAGAAAAACTTCATAAGTTCAAACGTTGGGTAACATCCGAGGTTCTCCCTACAATCCGTAAAACAGGTGGGTATGTCAATAATGATGAATTATTTATTTCCACTTACCTACCATATGCAGATGAAAACACTAAGCTGATATTTTCCCAGACATTAAAAACTGTTAGGGAGCAGAACGAAACCATTAAAAGACAGCAGAAAGAAATCATCCATAAGGAAGATGTTATTATCGGACTCGTTGATGATATTGACTTGGCAACCAAGAGACAGCGGATAACACAGATTGTCCGTTTTGGTGCCGATGGAAAGTATCAAGAACGCTATTCGTTGCTTTATGGAGAATTTGAAAGGAAATATCACTGCAACCTTAAATCAAGGATGGAAGGGTGCGCACTCAAACCAAAAGTAAGAAACAAGATGGATTATATCGACAGGGAAATGGGAATGATTCCGCAGTTGTACGAAATCGCTTGCAAACTTTTTGAAAACGATGTAGAAAAGCTGAAATCTGAATGGGAATCAGTAGTAGCTTAAAATTTAATCAAATGGATAGCATCTACCAAACGGTAGGTGCTATTTTTATACCCATTTTTAGGAGGTAAACGATGGGATATGGCGGATATTTAGTAAAGTTTGGCAATTATACCATACCGAACAATTTAATAAAGCAGGACACGTTTAGTTCCTATGTAAATATGCAGGACAAAGACCCTTGGACGGATGAAAACGGATATGAGCATCGTGATGCCGTGGAACTGAAAGCCTTAAAGGTTGAGTTTGAAACCAAAGCAATGCTGACCGAAAAGCAGTTTGACGATTTTTGGAAGAATATTGAAAAGAACTATACCAAGGCAAAAGAGCGTGGTGGCTATATCACGGCATATGTACCGGAGAAACGCGGATATGTGACACAGTACGGATATATCGCTGATATTCAGCCAACGTTCTATTCTGTGGCACATGGGAAGATAAAATATGACGCAATCAAATTTTCGTTTGTAGGTGGTGTATATGATAAATAGCAGTTTGAAAGAAAAGTATTGGGATTCCTCGACAGATAAGCAGATGGTCATATCTGTTGTTGGAACGAATCAGAAAATAGACAATTCGATGCTTGAAATCGGTACGTTTGCGCTCGAAGAAAGTCTTTGTTCGGAATCTGAATTAAAGTTTGGAGCGTGCGAAGCGAATTGCGTAAAATTCACAGCAAGAAACACCGCAGGAAACATTATCGGAAAGACAATCTCTATCGAAGAAACGATTGGCGGAGATAGCAAAAATCCGATGCCATACGGAGTTTTTAAGGTTGCATCCGATGTTCCTACGGCTGACCGAACAAAACGGCAGATTACGGCATATGACGCTATGTATGACATTATCAATACGGATGTAAAGTCTTGGTATGCAGGACTTAGCTTTCCAATGACACTTAAGCAGTTCCGCGATAGCTTCTTTGCACATCTTGGAATTGCGCAAGTTGAAACAAGCCTTGTCAATGATTCCATGACGGTCAATAAGACGATTGTAGCCACACAGACGGACGATTCAAGCGTAGTCACAGAAGAGTCTGCTATCAGTGGAAAAACCGTTGTAACGGCAATCTGTGAGATTAACGGATGCTTTGGAAATATCAACCGACAGGGCAAGTTTGAATATGTCTTTCTAAAAGCAATCACAAGCGCACTTTATCCGGCAGAAGATTTATTTCCGGCAGACAATTTATTTCCGTCTGATGCAAATACAGAGTCTATGACCGGACACTATATCACGTTCGATTATGAGGATTTCCAAAGCAAGGCAATCACACAGCTTGAAATCAAGACAAGTGAAGATAATGCCGGTGCTATTGTAGGAACTGCCGGAAACAACTATTCGATTACAGGAAATTTTCTTGTATCAGATAAGACCGGAGCGGAGCTGGAGCAGATTGCAAATAACCTATTGCCAATTATGAAACAGGCGGTATACATACCGATTAAAAGTTGCACTTGTGTCGGCAATCCATGTCTGACACTTGGCGAGCCAATCCGGTTCAATACAACAAGAGAAATTGTTGAAACGTATCTATTGCAACGCACCCTAACCGGAGTGCAGAGCAAGAGAGATTCAATCTCGGCACAGGGTACGCAGACGCACTCTGCAAAGGTTAATTCTATCAGAGATACGATTGAAAGCGTGGAAAGACGTACCGGAAAGTTAGAACGAAATGCAGACCATCTTCAATCCACGTATGAGGATTTAGAGCAACAGACAAATACCAAGTTTGAGCAGACTACAAATAGCATTTCCGCAGAAGTCAATCGTGCACAAAAAGCGGAAGGGCAATTAGACGCATCATTGGAATTGAAGTTAGGCAGAGATGAGAACGACCAAGTTATTTCTATGATCAATGCCAGTGCTGATCAGATTATGCTTCGTGGAAACAGATTAATAATTGAAAGTAATAACTTCCAGCTTGATGGAAACGGAAGAGTAACGATCATTGATTCTCTAAACTTTAAATCGACAGCGCTTGGTGACGACCTTACGATTATGGGTCTTGACGGAAGGGGCAGACCTATGCTGCAAAACATACTCATTGACCTAGACACTGTAACAGATTCAAACGAGGAAAACTTGGCAACTGAAAGTTATGTTGACCAATCTATTCCAAATATTCCGGTAAAAAATATAACGGCTTATCCAACAGGAACAACCAGCAACGCAACGATTAAAAAAGCAATTCGATTTTTAAATGTGATTGGTGGAGACAGCGGAACATATCAAATTCATGGCGAAGTATATACGATTGACACCGGATCTGATAGAAGAATCAAGGATCACATAACTGATTTGCCGGAAGAATTAGAATCCGCTTATCTAAAACTACATCCTGTTAAATTTAGATATAAGCCTGGGCTTAAATCCTCTGATAGCAGGCAATACCATTACGGCTTTATCTCACAGGAATTAGAAAAAGCCTTGTTAGACGTTGGCATTAGGGAACGCGATACGTCATTATATGAATATCTTCCGGTTGATACGGACGAACACGTTGATTTATATGTCGATGATAAGTTGCATCACGTTAATTATCGAGAGCTTCATGCTATGCATGTTCAGATGATTCAAAAGCAACAAAAGGAAATTGAAGAGTTAAAGCGAGAAAACAAAAATTTGAGTGAACAGATGAAGGACTTTGAACAACGATTATCTGCGTTAGAAAGGAAGTGATCAGATGGCATATCAGAAAATCTATAGCCGCGAACATTGGGAGAATTTTCCAAGCGAAAAGACCGCAATTAATCGAAATAGGCTGAATAACATAGAGGGCGGAATTGACGCAATCGACGATCGTGTGTGCGCACTCGACACCACGAAAGTTGACTTGACCAAGGCTAACGAACTTGTAAAGGAAATCCTTTGGGATGAATCCAACGGCACACTGACAGTTGTTAAGATGAACGGCTCCAAGGCTGTCATTGATACCAAGTTAGAAAAGTTGGCGGTCAACTTCAAGTATGATCCGGAAAGTCAGCAGTTGGTAATCACGCTTAACGATGGCACGGCGCAGAACGTGGACTTATCCGCGCTGATCACGCAGTATGAGTTCTTGGATTCTGATACAATCGCATTTGCAATCGGCAGTGACGGTAAGGTGTCCGCAATCGTGAAAGAGGGAAGTATCCAAGAAAAGCATCTGCGCCCGGATTATCTTGCAGACATTAAGGTTGAATCTGCAAAGGCTGTAGCATCTGCCAAAAGTGCAGGAGAATCCGAAACCAACGCGGCAAAATCTGCTACAGACGCCAAGGACAGCGCAGATCGGGCGCAGGGAATCGAAAGCGAGATTAACAAAAAACTCAAAATGGCAGAGTTTGATGTGAATGAGGATGGGGAGTTGGTTTATACGGACAATTCGGCATATAACTTTGTCGTTGACAATGACGGAAATTTAAATTGGGAGGTGGCTTAGAATGGCTATAGCAGGAAGAGTGGCAATTGTGCCAAAGGATGTCTATGACGCATCCTTGCCTTACAAGCGGTTAGATGCAGTAATGCATAACAACACGCTTTACATTGCGAAAAAGAATGTTCCGGCAGGGAAAACACCGGGAGCAGATACGAAAGACTATTGGATGAGCGGACCATCTGCAGGAGCAAGCGCGCCAGCGACAACCACATCTAACGGTCTAATGTCCGCAACCGACAAAAAAGCAATTGAGGTTTTGAAAAAACCGCTGGCTACTTGCGCGACAGGTCGAGCTGCGGCGGCTAAAGTTGCAACATTGGCAAACTTTGTATTACAAGTCGGTACGAGCATTGCAGTTAAATTTACGGATACGGCGGGCACAGCAAATCCAACAACCGGGAACCTTACACTTAATGTAAATGGCACCGGGGCGAAAACCATAGGATATGTTCGGAACGGGAATAAGGCGGCTATTTCTTATGCAAGCGGAAATTTCTTCTATAATAATGCGACCCATATATTTACTTATGATGGTACATTTTGGTTGTGCATGGACTGGAACGCTGATAACAATACAACATATTCCAATTTTGTAAAATCAGGTGCTGGTGCGAAAGCCGGTCTAGTTCCTGCACCATCGACTACAGCAGGAACGAGTAAATATCTAAGAGAAGATGGCACATGGCAAACACCACCGGACACGAAAACAAGTGTAGTGAATAATCAGACAACCACGGTTGCCGGATATGCGTTAGATGCGCGGCAAGCAAATCCGAATCTGGACGGCACGCTGGCCAAGCAGGTAGCTGATTTAAACGGCAGATTAGGAACTTTCGATTTTATCCCAGATGGTAGCAATTTAAATTATTACACATCTGGAGTATATATGATTGGGGACACTGATAAATTAGAAAATTCGCCAGGTGTAAGTTGGTCAATTCTCATTGCATTTGGTACTAATTCTATATATAGCGTTCAAATCGTTATAAGTGTGATCGATAGCAAAAATAGTATATATGTAAGATCCAAAACTGAAAGAAATGAATGGTGTTCTTGGTTTAAAAAATAAACAAAAAATACAAATTAAAGTGTTCTCCACTCAGACCATTCAGTTGCCCATGCACAGTTGCGTATTTTAATGTAAGTACTAAAACCGCTAATAAGGATTTGGCACTCGAAATAAAGACCATTGTTTTCACCAAAACTAAATCCAAATACACTTTCGCCTGTAGGACACACAAGAAAATATACGAATACACCTGACTGCAAATCTGCAAAATATTTAGGGTTTTGGCTGGTCATTTTGATATCATCTATATATTTTACAACTAGGGGAATGTTTATTTTTAAACTGCCGTTTAAATAAGTTTAGTAACCCGTAAATTTACACATAGAAAGGAATAAAAATTATGGACAAAATTATTTTGAAAAACAAAACAGAGTTCGAGATCGCCGAAGGAGCGAGTCTCGGCAATATTCAGATTCAGTCGAAAGATTTTGACGGAATTAAAACAATCACAGACGCTTTCACAGCGGACAACCTTGCAGAAGTGACATTTACACATAATGGCGAAACATCCGGCAAGTACACCGATCTGAAATCCGATGGGTTTACATATATGCCGAACATGGGAGAGGATGGCGCAGAAGACGGTACATATACCGTAACGGTAAGACTTAGAACAAAGACGGAAATGGAAAAAGCAATCGATGAGCTTAAAGCAGGACACGAAGCAAACGCAGAAGCAATCGAAGAATTGGCAAGCATTACCGCAGAAAGTGAGGTGTAGGATATGGTTAAATTCTACGTGAGACGTATTCTTGTAGAAAAGAAAATGACGATTGATGAAGTGCCGATGCGTTGGCGCGCAAAAGTGCAAGAAGAGATTGAGAAACAGCTCTCCGCTTCTCTGCAATGACATTTCCTGTCGAAACTTGCGACCGAAAATCCTTGAAATCATGCATCTTGCAGTGATACTATGGACTTGTCCGAAAGGACACTTCAAGTTCTGGCATGGGTGGGGTTTGGCATGGCTCCGCCCATAATTGGGGATTGACTATGCCAAACACACGTTCTATAATTACTTTGTTGGTACATAATAGTTTATGATTGGAGGTTTTTTATGTCGGGAGAAGTAAAAACAGAAGAGACTTATAAAGAAGAAATTATAACTATGATAAAAGAAATTGAAGACTATAAGATGTTAAAAATTTTGCATGGATTTGTA